GGAGTAAGATCAGCATCTGGTTGAGACATCTCACCCGATTGGGGAGTGTACTCGCCAGCTTGCGGTGCATACCACGACAAGGCACGAATGTCTAAATCGTATGGGTTTGCAACCTCAAAATCTTCTCCGGCTGAAACAAATACATTAACACTAATGTCATTGTTTGCTGTAGAATTTGGAACTGTAAGTTCGTTAACTACATACACGGAAAGTATACCATTTGCGCGAACATTTGGTGCACTTCCCAGTGCAGTAGTATCGTAAATTGGGCCCCCATTCAGTGTCATATTCTTGTGTTGCAAGAATGACCACTGCTGGCCCCAACCTACCTCGACTGTAAAGTCCCGCTCTTTAGCAAGATCAATAATATGAGTGTAATTGGTATTATATTCATTGGTTAAGGGAAAAGAAGGATCGTAAACGATTTTTAACCTTCCTTTGTGAAACGCTGAAGCGACGATTTGGAATCGAAACTTCATCGTACCTCGCCAATGTTTGAACGGTAAAGCAGCAAAACAACATGCGGGCATGTGATACTCTTTAACACTTGCTGGTGTCAATTCGCTCCAAATAACGGGAGAAACTTCTGTATTCCACAGTAAGTCTTCCGCGCCATCAGCGACTTGCCAACCAAATTGTGTCAAATAACTTTCTCTCATGGCAAGGGATTTGATTGTCATCTCATCCGTTCCATCAAGACCAAAAGTTCTTGTATCACAAGTCAATTCTTGTTTTGCGTCTAATGTGAGTTTTGTTGCAGAGTCTGGCATGTTAGTGTTAGCTAAATTCCCCATATACGTTGGTCGATACGGTTGAATTTCCGAAATATTATTCGGGCGCGAATAACCAAAAGTTTTAGCTATTGACGCTACTGCACTAGCAGCCATCTGCGTGGCTTTGGCATATAACCCTATTCCAGGGGCATTTGCCAAAGCACCAGCGGCACGAGCAATAATGCTGGCGGGTTTTGAAACTATTCCAGTTCCATACTCGTCAGCTTGTGGTCGATACTCACCTGCCTGTGGAGAGAGAGCTCCAGGTTCATTTGCAGTAGGCACAGCAAGGGTAACATCAGTTGCCCAAGCAAATACACTAACTGTAACAGAATCAGTAGCTCCATTGGCATGCTTAAGGTTTTGCATACCATGAATAATCATATCACCCATGTCTCTCCAGTCTTGATCCGGGATGCTTAACGCATTAGCTTCCCAAACGAAAGGCAGTGTTAATTCACCACCCTGTGATTTCGTAGGATCAAGATATACATGGGGTCTCTGGCTCGCGCCAACGACATCCTCTTGGAAGAAGGCCCTATCTTTCGTGAATTCATCGAAATTGTGGAGGGGTACATATGAGGCAATTGCTCGCCCGTAATGAAACCCATTACCATTCAACATGAATTTTACATGCAACTTACATCGCAGCAAATTAAAGTTGGTTATTCGATTTATTACACGTGGGTTCTCAAAGAAATCTTGCCAA